TAACAGGGTATCATGGATTGATTAACTGTATGATAAACCCAGAACTATCGAGGTATTATGATTAGTGTATTTGATGTAGAAACAAGTTTTCAAGGTAGAGATAAAGATAAAGACCCTTCAGCTAAAAACCCTAAAAATTTTTTAGTATCATTAGGTATTAATGATGAGTATGTATTTTTTAAACATTCAGAATTTAAAGGTATACCTAATAGAAAAATTATACAGGACATATTAGATAAGACTACTTTACTTGTTGGTCACAATACTAAATTTGATTTATTGTGGTTATGGGAGGCAGGTTTTAAATATGATGGTAAAGTTTGTGATACGATGGTAATTGAATATGTTTTTAATAGGGGTATCAAGAGAAGTTTAAAATTAAAAGATTGCTGTGCATTTAGAGGGGTAATACAAAAATCTGATTTGACAGAATCCTATATAAAAAATAATGTTTCATTTGAACATATCCCTATTGGTATTGTAGAAGAGTATGGTCGTATAGATGTAAAGGCAACCAAGTCTTTATTTGAATCACAAATGATACAATTAAAAAAACCTCAACACAAAGGCTTGCTATTAACGATAAAAAATATGTGTGAGTTTCTTGTTGTTCTAACAAAGATGGAAGACAATGGAATATATATTGATAGAAAATCATTAAGTGAAGTTGAAAAAGATTTTCAAACTGAGTATGATTCATTGCGTGTTAAAATAGATGAAGAAATGCATACTCGCATGGGGGATACAAAAATTAATCCTGCAAGTCCAGAGCAATTATCTTGGTTAATGTATGGGATAAAAGTAAAAGATAAAAAAGAATGGGCAAAGATATTTAATTTAGGTGTAGATAAATTTACAAAGAAACAAAAACGAAGACCTAAATTTACTCCTAAACAATTAAAACAAATATTTGCTAAACATTTACAACCTGTGTACAAAACAAAAGCAGAACAATGTTCTGTGTGTAAAGGTAAAGGCACCATACAAAAAATAAAAGTAAATGGAGAGCCTTGGAGTAATCTAAGTAAGTGTTCTGAATGTAAAGGAGATGGATTTGTTTACAGAGAATTGTCTGATAAGGCCGGATTTTATGCTACTGTTACTTCTGTAATGGAGATTTCAGAGGGAGGATTTAAAACAGATAGATTAACTTTAACTAAAATAGCAAAAACAGGAGATGAATTTCTAAAAAGATTTGTTGAAAAGATTACAAGATACAATGCATTAGAGACTTATCTTAGTACATTTGTTGAGGGTATTAAAAAGTTTACAACAGATAAAGGATTTTTGTATCCTAGTTTTATGCAAACTGTAACTGCTACAGGTAGATTATCAAGTCGTAATCCTAACTTCCAAAATCAACCAAGAGGTAGTACATTTCCTATTCGTAAGGTTATTAGTTCTAGATTTGAGGGAGGTAGTATTATGGAAATTGATTACGCTCAATTAGAATTTAGAACAGCTATTTTTTTATCACAAGATAAACAAGGTATGGAAGATATAAGAAATGGTGTTGATGTACATAATTACACAGCCAGTATTATAGGCTGTTCAAGACAAGAAGCAAAGCCACATACATTTAAACCTTTGTATGGAGGTATGTCTGGTACTGAAAATGAAAAGAAATATTATTCGGCTTTCTTAAAAAAATATCCGGGTATAAAAGTTTGGCATGATAAACTGCAAAGTGAGGCAATACGAACAAAAGTTGTTACTCTACCGACAGGTAGACAATACGCCTTTCCAAAAGCAGAACGCATGTCATGGGGTGGTGCAACTTCTTCTACACAGATAAAAAATTATCCTGTGCAGGGATTTGCCACTGCTGATATTGTTCCTCTAGCTTGTATAGGTATACAAGAATTACTAGAGAAACATAAAACCAAGAGCCTACTTATCAATACTGTACACGATTCTATTGTGGCAGATGTCTTTCCCGGAGAAGAAAAAGAAGTCGCTTTCTGTCTAAACAGTGGTTGTTTAGGGGTTATTCAACGGATGAAAGATATGTATGGGATTGATTTTAACATTCCACTAGATGTTGAATTAAAAGTAGGCTCTAATTGGTTGGATACTAAAGTTTATGCTTGACAAAAACATACTCTATAGTGTATAAGAAAAGTTCAATTAACCAATGAAAGGTAGTATATGGTAAATGACTTAGCGACATTTGACTCTCTTAGTAAAGAGGAGATAATGAAAATGACCGGCCAAGATGATGGTTCTGTAATTAGTACAGGCTCAATCGACAGGCTAATAATAAACAGAGCGGCTGAAGATGATGATGGAAATCAATTATCTGCAGGTGTCTTTAGTACCTATGACTCTGGTATTCAATCCAAAGTTTATAGTATAAAAGATAAACCTATTCAGTTTAGACCTTTTATTAATACATTCCAATACATGGAATATGATTCAGATAATAACAAGTATGCTTGTTCTTCTGTTATCTTTAAATCATGGAAAGATGAACCCATTGATACTAATGGTGGAGTCAGATGTGGTAAAGTAATAGGTAAGGATAAGGAACAATTAACTCCTGCACAAGTAGACGCTCAACGAAATATTAAATGTTATCGTTTAGTATATGGTTTAGTTTCTATGGATGCAACAACACCATCGGGAGAGCCTACAAAAGTAGAAAACTTACCTGTGTTATTTAGAGTTACTGGTTCAAACTTTACTCCTATTGGAGAGGCTTTTAAAAGTCTTAAAGGTAGAGATAGTTTAATGCAAAACCATTTATTAAATATGACAACTGTTAAGAGAAAAGCAGGAAGTAATATTTATTATGTATCTGAAATAGCAATTGACAAAAAAGAGGTTCCCTTTACTGCAAAAGACTTAGAGCATATGGATATGTTCAATGCTCTTATTGAAGAAGAGAACGCTAGAGTATCAACCAAGTGGCAAAAAGCCCATAGCAATAAGGAACAAGATGCGGCATCTGCAAAAGTTATTAATGAACTTGCTGATGACCCCGAGATGGTGCTTCAAGCTTAATGTCTAGTATACTAAACAGAGTACAATTATTCTTAACGGAGGCCAATAAGGCCTCTGTTCCTATTTCTAGTGATGTTGTAAATGAATTTGCGGAGGCTTGTAAACAAGCCTTCATAAAACAATTTGTAGAGCAGAGAGAAACAAAATTTAGACCTCGTATGAGTTCTATTGGTAAACCTTTGTGCCAATTACAAATGGAAAAAAGTGGTGCAAAAGCAGACACACCTCCCTATAATGCTAAGATGAGATTTATATTTGGGGATTTAATTGAGGCTTTAGCTGTTGCAATACTAAAATCATCTGGAGTTAAAATAGATGACTTTCAAAAGAAAGTTAAATATGTGTTAGGTGATGATGAAATTAATGGTACCTATGATGTAAAGATTATGGATAAAATTTGGGATATAAAAAGTGCATCCCCTTATTCTTTTCAATATAAATTTGGTGAGGCAGGTGGCTTTGATGCTATGCTAAAGGATGACCCCTTTGGTTATGTATCTCAAGGGTATCTGTATGCAGGTGCAGATGATAAAGATTTTGGGGGTTGGATTGCTATTAATAAATCAACAGGAGAATGGTCTGTTGTTGAGACTCCTATCAATGATAGTCATCATAAAAAGAAAGCACTTGACCAAGCAAAAGAAAATCTACATGCCTTAAATACTAATGCCCCATTTGAAAGAAAGTTTGAAGATGTAGAAGAATTTTTTAATCGTAAGTCTACAGGTAATAGAATTCTTGCAAAAGAATGTACATTTTGTGCATACAAAAAACCATGTTGGAAAAACTTACAATATCTGCCACAAAAACAATCTAAAGCTATGAACCCTAAATATTTTTGGTACACCAAAGTAAAGGAAGAAAATGTCAACAGTTCGAAGTAGAAAAGCTAAGGGTAGAAGATTACAAAATTGGACAAGAGATACATTGCTGTCTATATTTAAAACTCTAGATGATAATGATATAAGCTGTGCTATTATGGGCGAGACAGGGGAGGATATTAAGTTATCTAACCCTGCTAAAAAATTAATACCTTATTCTTTTGAATGTAAAAACAAAGAAACATTTAAAGGTATCTATGATATTATTGCACAGGCACAAAGTAATTCAAAAGTAACAGATATACCTGTTGCTGTAATAAAAATGAATAACCAACAGCCCTTGGCTATAGTTGATGCTAATCATTTTTTAAAATTAATAGGAAAACAAAATGGATAATGGAATAAATCCTAAAAATATTATTACAATTTCTGTATGCCCTTCTGATGAAGGATTTGTGTGTACAATTTCAGAGCCAAAAGAAATGCCATTATCTGAAGACTATGCTGTTGCCTTGACAATAGCACATGGAATGGTTAAGATGGCATTAGAAAGACCCGATATTATATTTGATGAAGGCGTAGAATCTTTGTCTAAACCCATAGAAAATAATACTGTTGTTAGTATTGAAGACATGGTAAAATTAAAAAAGGATAGGTTACATTAATGAAAGCACAGATAAAAGAAAATAAGAGTACAAGTATTAAGAAATTAAAAGAAAGTGATTTCTCCGTAACTAATTTTACAAAAGACTTATCCTATGGCAAGAAACATGAAAAACTTGTAATGAAGTCTCTAGAAAATTTTGAATTAAAAACAGATAGGATGGCACATAAAACAGGAAATGTTTATGTAGAGTTTAAATCAAGAGGAAAGGATAGTGGTATTACT